ACCGGAGCGGCCCGGGCAATGAGGACTTTAAATATTGCAACAAAGGCCAACGTAATAGGGGTTTTAATCGGATTGGTTACGACTGCAATAGGACTCTTTTTTACATTTCGGACCGAGTTGGACGATGCAGCGGACTCTCAAAAGGAGTTTAACGCGGCCGTTGAGGAGGGAGCCAACCTAAGGCTTGGGGTTAGTGATATTCAGGCCCAAATAGACGTAATTGAAAAGTTGGATAAGGTCCAACTTGAGGCTCTAAAGAGGAGAGTTGAACAAGAGGAGTTAGTTAATTCGGCAAAAGCGGCCCGGTTGATCGCATTGGAGGAGGCCCGAGCGGACGAAATTGCAAAGATTGAGGAGGAAAACGTCAAAAAAGTCCAAGAGATAAGGCAACAAATTGAAGGGTCCGAGGACCCGGGAGAGATTGACCGTTTGACCTTGGAGTTAATGAATTTCCAAAACGAGTTTTTAAGCGTTGCGGACCAAATTTCATTGGAGTCAGAAAACATAACCAAGAGAGAGGTTGAGCAAAACAAGAAACGGTTTGCAAGTTTCAAGGAGTCAATTGATGCGCAAATTGCCGTATTAGATAAGGCCGTTGTTGACGCTCCCAAAACAATGGAGGGATTAGGTAAAGCCGTTTCCGAGTTGAAAAAGCAATTAGCGGACCAAGCCGCGGCCGGGGAGATTTCAGCGAAAACATTTCAAGAGTTTACCGAGGCAACCGAGGCCCTAAACGCGGCCCAAAAGTTACTCAAGGACACTCTTGAAAACGACCCAATTAAAAAACTAAGGACCGAGATTGCCGAATTACAAAAAGAGTCTTTATTGTTGGAGTTTCAAGGCAAGGATAACATTGATGTTATTGCGGACCTTGTTAAAAAAATGGAGGAATACGAGGACGCGGTTAAAGGGGTTGAGGATAAGGTTAAGGAGGCCCGGAAAGGGGGTAATTTGTTTCTCACCCCGGACGAGGTTGAGGAGGAGGTTAGCGATATTCAAAAGACCCTAAACAGACTAAGAGACGAGGCCCCGGAAACGTTTAGGTCAATATTTACAGAGGGTTACATTCCAACCCCGGAGGAGTTTGAGGAGTTAGAGGCCTCCTTAGACCTCCGAAACGATCTTATTAAGCAAAAAGAGGAGGAGTTACGGGACTCAATTTTAGATATTACCGGACAAATAACGGACGGGGTTTTACAATTACTAAATCAAAGATACGATGGACAATTAGAGGCCGCGGACAATGCAAGCGAGAAAAGATTAGCAAAGTTAGAGGAGGACCGGGATAGTGAATTAATCAGCGAGTCCGAATATAATAACGAAAAAAACCGATTGGAGGAGCAATACCAAACGGAGCGGGTTGAGATATTGAGAAAACAAGCCTTGGCAGAAAGAGCCGCGGCAATACTCGGGATTGCAATAAGTTCAGCAAACTATATTTGAAGCCCAAGCAAACGCGGCCGCGGTCCCTCCGTTTATAACTTTACCAACCGGGGTAAGTATTCCTAACCCGAGTTACCCCGCGGCCCAAGCAATTGCAGCCCAACAAATTGGATTTACCCTTGCGTCCGCGGGGTTGCAAACTGCGTTAATATTATCCGAGCCTTTGCCTCAATACGCAAAAGGGACCAAGGACGCTCCCGTTTCCGGTTATGCGTTAGTTGGAGAGGAGGGGCCGGAAATCCATTACGTTGGCAAAGGAGACGGGGTTTTAAATGCTCCAAGGACCCGTTTATTTGAAGCCTTGCAAAACATTCCAACCGTTGAGGCCGGAATGTTAGCGACTCAATTAGAAAGCGGGGAGGTTTCAACAATGGAGTCCCGGGATTACTCGGAAAGGTTTTACCGCCAATATTTAGCAACCAAGGCCAATAACTCGGTTAATATTAGAAATCACAAAGCCCTATCCCAAGAGATTGCAAAGGCCGTCTCCCGGGAAACAAATTACCAACGTTGGTATAACTAAATGTTTAGATTTACTTTAACCCATGTAACGGAGGGAACCGAGGTATTAACCCGGGACCCGGAGGGTTGGCCCGCAATTAGCGTCCGACACGAAAGAAACAAACGTTACCACGGATTTTTCCAAGCCTTTACCCAAACCCTCGGTTTCAAATGTAACGGAGGGGGTAAGGAGTTTATTGATAGGGTTTACCAATTGGAAAACGTGGACGGGGAGATTGGGTTATTGATCGAATATGAGGAGACCAATAACCCCGGGACATTTGACACAATCTTTGACGGGATTGTAAATATGAGGTCCTACACATTAACGGACCTTGGAGGCCTTGAGTTGACGGAGGTAAATATTGAGGACCAAGGAATTGCAAGACAAGTATTAACCCGGGACGAGTTGGACATTGATTTAGAGGCCTCGGTTAGTATTGACGGGGACGCAATTGGAGGGAGTTATACTTATGGATTGTACGATTTAAACGTTTGCGGTCAAATGTTACAATTTGTAACACATTACAAGGAAACAACAACCCCCGTTTCGTACTCAAATGATAGCTTTAACGCAATTCCCGCAAGTACTGAGTTTATAACAAGTCTTACCCGGACTGCGTTTATTCAACACCCTTGGCCGTCAATACTTGCCGAAATAATGCAATCAACGGAGCCTCATTTGGACGGGATTGAGGTTATTAATGGAGGTATTCAATCAAGTATTTTAACACTCCCTTGTATTGATACGGTTGGGCAACCTTTACTCTCCCTTCCGGGGAATATTGTTGTTGATTATGACTTTGGAGGGGATTACTCGGACACTATTTTAACAGGAGCGCAAACCCGGTCCGTTTCAAACGTTTGCTTGGTTGTTGCTTGGGGTCCAACCGTTGCGGGGATTGTTTCAGCTAATTCGCAACAACTTGGTTGTATTGCCGGAGCGGGTTACACAACCTCCGCGGGGACCTTTAACGATACGTTTACTTTTGCCGGGTCTTTTATAATTTCAAGTTTGCAGCCCGGAGACAAGATTTGGATTTATTGGGTTGCGTCTAATTACCTCGTTACGACCGGGGGAGGAGGGGTAAGTCATAATATAAGGTTTGGTTTTGATTATGACACCGCGGACATAAAATTTACTTATAATAGCATAAGGGAAGCAAAGGACTCTAAGGCTTGGGGGGTACATGAAACTTTCGGCCGAATATTGGCCGGGGTAACCAATAACCCGGACCCTCTAAAAAGTGAGTTTTTCGGCCGTCTTAACTCGGAGCCTCGGACGTATTCGGAAAACGGTTGCGGGTCTTTTACTGCAATAACAAACGGACTCTCAATACGGGGTTTTAATAATGACAGTTATGACAAACCCGTTGCAACAAGCCTCCGGGACCTTTATAGGTCAATGGACGCGGTTTGGAGTATTGGTTTGGGGATTGAGTCCGGGGAGGTTGTGATTGAGGGGAAACAATATTTTTACGATGACACTTTATTGACTTACCGTTTTGGAGCGTTAAGAGCGGAGGTTAAAATTGACGAGACAAGGTATTTTAATAAGATTTACGTTGGTTTTGAGCGTTGGAAACCAAACGAGGTTAACGGATTAGACGAGTTTAACGGTTGGCAAGAGTACGCAATTAACCATAAAAACCTAAAAGGGGAGGTTAATTTGAGGAGTAAGTTTGTTGGGTCCGGTTATGCAATAGAGGTAACGAGACGGTTGGACTCGGATTTATACGGCACA